CCTAAAGAACCTGCTGCAGTTGTCCATGTAGGAGCTGTACTTGATTGTAAAATTGCGTTAGTTGACATTCCAGCATTACCATCTGGATTCTCAACTCTAACTCGGTAATCTCCAAGAGCTAAATTGAAGGTTGCCGAGATAGAGGTTGCACTTGTCCAAGAAACTACTGAAGCTCTTGTATATGCATTAGTTGAACTTACTGCTTCTACAATTGGTACATGAGTAGAATCACTTGCAAAATTAGTTCCTGTAATTGTAACACTTGTTGCGATACTTGGAGGAATAACTGCACTTACTGCAGTTACAGTAGGTTTTGCTTCTACTGCATCTATCCAAGCTAATTGATTTGTTGATGTTCCATCTGTTGATAAAACTTGTCCATCTGTTCCTACTCCTGTAGGAAGTGTTAAAGTATATCCAGCACCTGCTGAATGAGCAGGACTTTGAATATGTACTGCATGAGTATTTTGTTCACAATTTAAAGTTAACTTACCAGCAGCACTTGCACCATCACCTTTAATTTCTAAGCCAGGTGTAAATTCTGTTTTAGCATTTGTAATATTATCAGCTTTAACTTTTACAGTTTCAACTGCATCAGTTGCAATTTTAGAAGCAATAACAACACCATCTTCAATATCACTTGAAGTTAATACTGCGTTGCTGGGAGTTCTTCCAACATATGCCATAGAAATTATTTCCTTAAATTATTATGCTGAGATAGTATCTACAACACTTGTAATTATATCAACAGAAGAAGCTGCTGAAGCATAAGCTTTAACTGCATCTCCACTCATTAAAACAACTTTAGAACCACCATCAATTAATTCCAAACTTCCCCCTTGAGGGATTGGAGCTTCATTGATAATGAAGTAATTAGTTGTACTATTCTCTACATAAACAGAAACATTAACTGATGTACCTGAAGTGTTAACACATCTAACACCAATGATAGCATCATCAGAATCTGCTGATGCTCTTAAAGTTGTAGGAGAACCAGAGCTATTGGATATGTTTCGTTGTAAAGTTCTTTCAAAATCTTGTGCCATAGAATTATCCTAATTATACCTTTTTTTAATCAAATTGTCAACAGAACTTATAAAGCAATTGCCATTGCTACAGCAAAACCTGCTGAAGCTTTAGTAGCTAATTGACTTTGTATATCTGAAGTTACACCATTTAAATAACCAAATTCAGTATTATCTACTGAACCATCTCCAACTAGGTTGGCATTTAACCTGTTAGAAGAATCTATTGTAGCTTGTTTAGTATCTATTTGCGTTTGAGCATTAGATGATAAGCTATTAATAAATTGAAATTCTGAGTCTGTTACTGTTCCATCTGCTATTTTTGTAGCATCTATTCCAGAAGCTAGAGTAGTTACTCCTTCTTTAGTTGAAGTAAATGCACCACTTATAGCTTTATTTTTCCAAACACTTGCAGCATTATCATAAATAAAATAATTAGCATCTGCTTCACTAGCAAGTGTAACATCTGTTAGTTCACCTAATTGGTCTCTAGATGCTGTTGAATTATCTACATAAGCTGTAGTTGCAAGTCTTGTTGAATTATTTCCTGCTGATTGTGTAGGAGCTGTAGGATTTCCAGTTAAAGCTGGAGAAGCTAAAGGAGCTTTTAAATCTATTTGAGTTTGTGCATTACTTGATAAAGAATTAATATATTGAAACTCTGTACTTGTAACAGAACCATCTGCAATTTTAGTTGCATCAATTGCTGCTGCAGCTTTAATATTTGCATCTTCAATATTTGTAATACTATTACCAGTACCATCTGCATCTATAGTTTTATTTGTAAATGTATTTGTACTTGATGCTGAAACATCTGCATTTAAAGTTACTGAACCAGTAGTACCACCACCAGATAAACCTGTACCTGCAACAACTGCAGTTATATCTCCAACTGGAATTGTAGCAACTTGTGTATCTACATATGCTTTAATAGATTGTTGAGATGAAACTTTAGTAGCTGAATCAGATGCCATGTTATCTTCATCTAAGAAAGCTGTACCACTTATACCAGTATTTAAAACTGGGCTAGTTAATGTTTTAGCTGATAAAATCTGAGTATCAGTTAATGTAACAACAGAACTATCAATTGCTATATCGTCTGCATTTGCAGTAATACCTGTTCCACCAATAACATTTAATGTTACATCACCTGATGTACCACCACCTGTTAAACCAGTTCCTGCTACAACTGAAGTTATATCTCCAATAGGTACTGCATCTACATAAGCTTTAATTGCTTTTGCTGAAGCTAATGTATCATCACTACCTGAAGCAGTTGTTAAATCTGTATCAACAGAAGTTACACCTGTTGAAGTACCAATAACTAAAGTATCTAAATTTACAGTACCATCAAAATGTCCATCTTTAAATTCTAAAGAACCTGTACCTAAATCTATATCATTATCTAAAATTGGAACGATTGCTCCATCTTCAATTCTTAATTGTTGTACTGCTGCAGAACTTACATCTGTATAAAATTCTAAATGATTATTAGCTGTATCAATTAAAATTTTATTTAATGGTGTAGCGACACCTGCATCTCCAAGGACAGAAATAACAGGACCTTCGGCTGCTGTGCCATCATGTTTGTGTCCAGTTGTATTTACAAATGCTGCAAGTAATTTATCAAATTCATCATTAAATAATACTGCATCAATTACATTTCCATCTGCAATAGTACTTTGTCGTGTATATCCTGCCATAAAATTATCTTCTTCCTCCTGCTATAAACGATACAAACATTCCATTAACTGAATAAGAAGCATCTGTATCATTTGTATAAAATCTAAAACTATTAGAGAAACCACTACCTGTTACTAAAACTCTTTTACTTGGTAAAGTTGTTGCTCCAAAAGTTGATGTTCCAAATTTACCAGCATTGGTTGATGATAAAGAAGTTGCAAATACTGCTGCACTACTTAAACAACCAATTGAAAATTCTCCTGGTTGTGGTACATCAGTAGATTCAAAATCATATCTAATTCTTAATTTTACATTACAGTTTGTTCCTTCTGGTTCAAGATTTGCTTTAACTGCATATAAACTTTTTCTTAAACCATTATCACCATAATCCATATCTGGTGTTTGAAATCTTGCATTAATATTTGAACCATCAAAATTATTTCCTGAATCTAATGTATAAATATAACCAGATTCATTTGCACCAAATTGTACTTCTGTATTAGATGGATTCAATGCTGAACTACATTTTTTAATTTCCATACCTTGTGTTTGACTCCATTCAAATGCAGGAACACCATTTGCATCAAATTTAAAAGTTCCTATAATTCCTTTTTGTCCAGAAGAGGGTAGACCAGATTGATAATAAAATAATCTGTACTGACTTCTTTCTCTTATAACCATACTACTAATTGTATAATTAGCTATATTAGTTAATAAATCATTTATTAATGGTAATATCTTTCTACTAATAGAACCTATTTCAACATCACCAATTCTAGCTGTTCCAGCAACTGTTCTTAATCCATCAGGTGCTAGAAAAACTAAGTCTCCACCTATCTCTTGAATTGTGTTTCCATCTACACAACCTATATTTTTAGTTACTGATTTAAGTATAGGGGTAGAATCAAGACTTGTCAACTCAAATATACTATTTTTACAGAAGATAACAAGAGTATTTCTAAAGACTTTAATACCTACAATAACATCACCAGTATCAATTGTACCTGCTGAAGACCCAGTAAAATTATATGGTTCTAATCTTTCACTATAAGCAACTGTACTATCTGAAATACTTTGTCCAGCTACTATTAATCTTTCAGCATATATAGTACATCTTTTAGGATTAACAGGAGAAGACCTTTCTAATGTTTCAAAATGAAATACATTATTTCCTGCTGAAACAGTTATTTGAAATTCTGCTATCTTATTATTACCATCTGTTATATATAAGGTACCATAAATACCTTCAGATTCATAATTAACAAATTGACAATTAGTTTGATTTGTTCTTGGTTCTACTGTTGCACTAGATAAATCTGCAGAAGACATACCACTTTTATAAACATCTTCTCCACTTGCACTAGAAACAACAGAATAATCTAATGTTAATTCTGTATTATTTGTTATAGATAAAACTCTATAATTAATACTATTAATTTGTATTCTATCATTTACAGCAAATTCAGTTGTAAATGCTGTACCACTTCCTGTAACTACAGCACTTGATGCAGTTACTGATACTGTTCCTGTTTGAACTTTATAAGTATCTTTATTAATTTGAGTCCAATTAATTCCATCAGTACCCCAATAAATATCATCACCTTGACAAACAACAACTCCATTTGCATAAGGAACTAATCCTTCAATTAATTCAGTAGAAACACCTGAAGGTATTGTTGCACTACCTTCACCAAACTTTGTATATCCATTTATTCTTCTATAACCTCCTGTTGTAGAAGATTCAAAATTTTGTAATTTAGTAGCTGCACCTGGAGTTCTAAATAATGCATGAGAACTTGAAACTAAATCTAGTCCTCCTGCAACTGTAATTGATGCACCTTGAGTTGGCATATATTTTTAATCCTTATGGTAGTAAGTATGTAAATCTTACATCTGACATATATTGTGGCTGTGGTGAATTTAAAGCATCAGCCATTGATTGTAATCCTTTTTTATATTCATCTAAAGCTAATTGCGATTGAGCAATATTATCTTTAAATTGATAAATATAATATCTAGCTCTTGCTAGTAAAACTGGTTTGTATTGTGTTGGAAATAAAACTGTATCTGTATCTGCAGATAATTCTGAAGGTCTATTATAAGCAAAGAAATAAATTCTATAAACTTCATTAGGTATAGGAGATAATCCAAATCTTCTACCATCTGAACTTCTAATAACTCTTAAAGGAGTTCCATAAGTTTGTGAATCTGATTTATCTAATTCTTCTGCTTTTGCATAAGTATCTCTCCATACTGTAAGAGTAGTAAAAGCTAATTTATTAATTGTAAAAGGAGCTGACTTTCCACTTACACCTTCTGTTGTAGCAGTAAATGCGTTCCAATTAACTGAATCATAATCTGCATCTATATTTGCAGAACCAGTTTTTAATAAATACCATCTAGTTCCTGCAACAGTCTCAACATAAGTATTACCATAGTATTCATTCTGAGGATTACTGGTACTTAACCAAGACCAATCATCTACAGCATCTACTATATCAAAGTATGCTCTGTTTACACAATTAGCAACTTGCTTTTGAATTCCGACTGCTGTACTAATTGAAGTTAGTTCAGGTTCATTTAATTCAACTAACAACTCGTTAGTCATTGCCAAATATGTTTTTGCCATACTACTATAATATTATTGCGATAACTAATATAATAACTGCAACTATAACAACTTTTTTATGTTCACCATAAATATGTTTAGCTTCTGAAGCTATTACTTTTAATTTTTCTATCATTAATATTCCTTTTATTATTACTTGAATTAAATGATAGGGGATATTGCTACCCCCTATCAAAGTATATTAATAGTTAATTAATATTAGTCAGCAACATATATTACTTTGCCGACAATATCAGTTCTAAGAACTTTTCTACCGAATACCATAAGTCCTCTTACGATATCAGCAAAAGTAGTTGTACTTCTTAGAGATTCAACTATTTTTAGATTTGTTGCACAAGATACTGCACTCATTTGTCCGAACAAAGCTTCTGGAGCTGTTGCAGACCCAGCAGGTGTAGCACCTGATAAGTCGTTAGTTGGACAATTGTTAGATTTGTACATTTGAAAACCTCTTACTAATCCAGATGCTACTAGACCATTTCTTAAAGAACCTTTTCCAGCATTATAGTCAACTGATAAAAGTTTAGAAGAAGTGTTAGCTAGTTCATTATACCACTCTGGAGCAGCAACGAACCATCTACCTTCTTCAGGGCAGTTAGCATCGTCAAGCTCTTTAGAAGCTAATGACATTTGGTTAAGAGGGTCAACTTCACTAGAACCAAATCCAATATCAATTGGAGTACCAGTAGTACCCATGCCAGTAGTAACAGTAGCACCTGTTGAAATAGCTGCTAGAACATTAGTGTCTAGTGCATCTTTCAGTTTGTATGCTGCGTTATCTGAAGCAACTGATTGGAAGTTGACATGAGAAAATCTTTTCTCAATATCATCTAGTTGAAATTGAAAGTATTTAGCTTGGTCTACTGTTAGAACAAGCTCTTGGTCTGTTAGTGCTGTACTAGAAGTAGCTAAACCTCTAGAGTAATCACTTACAGTTATTTGTGGTTCTTTTACTATATTAACAGTATCTCCGAAGTTTTTGATTTCTCCCATATAGTCTGTATTGCAGATTGCTTCTGCAGTAGCAGCTTTTCTAAGAGCTATCTGAACTTTCTTCGAGTATATTGCTGGTACCCAAAATTGATTTGTTTGACCTGCAACACTAGCGTCAAAGTTAGTAGTTGAACCACCTGCGAAATGTGCCATAATTATGACTCCTTTTCATTGGTTAGTTGTTGATAAAAATAGAAAGTTAATTATTTATCGTTAAATAATCTTCCTTCCCTTTGAGCTATCAAAATATCTTTTTCATATTTCTCAAACTCTTGGTCTGACATCATACTGACATCAGATGTTTTCCAAATCTTTTTACCAGCATTAGTTGGTTGGATTTGTTCAGTAGTTTTTACTAACAAATCTGCACCACCTTTTGCAGTATTAGATTTAGTATTGGTAGTTTTTTTATCTAAACCAAGTCCTCGGTCTTTCTTATATAAGTCAACTGCTCTTGCAGCAAGTTTACCATCTGAGTTATTCTCATAAATCCATGATTTAATTTCCATGGGTTGTGAGTCTGCCCAGTTATGAAAATCATCTGATTCTTTAATTTGATTAAAGTCTGGATGAACTCTCGCTAACTCTAATTGGGCTTCTCTTTGAGCTAAACCTTCGTTTCGCTTTTTCAAAGAGCTAACTTCTTCCTGCAAATCTTTCATCTCATTTTGAGACTGCAAGTGAGATACAGTTTCCACCACTCCATATATGTCAGGGTACTCTTTTTTAAAAGCATTTAATTCGTCAACACTTTTAGGTGGTGTATACTTAGGTCGGTTCTCTCTAATCTGTGATTTGAGGTCTCCTTCTTTAGATGTCCACTCACCAAGCTTCTTGTCATAATATCGCTTTAGGTCATCATATCTTTTTTTATAGTCAACTTTAGTATAAGGTTTGGCTTCAACATTTAATGCTGATTCCTGTAAGACCTTATCCGAAGTAGCTGATTCAGAAGTAGATAAGACATTAGGGTTCACACTATCTGTTGTAGTATTACTTGCGTAGTCAAATCCTGTCTTCTTCTCAGGGTCTGGCTGAGCTGGTCCTGTATCTGCAGAAACAAATGGTTTTGGCATTACATTTTCTGTGTGCCAATATTTCTTCCTGTTATAAGGGTTCGCTTCAACTTCGTTAGTTTTTCCTTCGTTTTCATTACTCATAATTTCCTCCTTTGGGCTTCTTTTACTGAAGGTAGCAAAAAAAGGGGTTGTTGTTAATTTGAAAACAAAGCTACAAGGGCTTCTATTTCTAGAAGGTAGCTCGTTTATTCAAGGGTACCATCCCTAGAATTCTTTTATACTAATAAAGAATCTTCTTCAGCAGCCATAGTAGCATTATCTTCTTGCTCTACTATACCTGCGTCATAAGCTTCTTCAGCTTGTTTCATCATCTTTCTTAATTTGTCTATACCAATATTCTTAACAGCTTTTGCTGTAAAGACAAACTCTCCATCTGATAACAATGCTGGGATTGAATCTGAAGTTCCTGTTCCTGGTCCTTCTACTAATTCATCCTCTGTAAATTCTGTTGCTGTTATTTTTGGAACAATAGATTCTAATTCTGGAAACATTTCTACTGCTTCTTCAAAAATTTGTTCCTCTGCTTCTGATAACATTGATGTATCTAAAATATCATCTACTTCTTCTTCAGCAGCTAATTCTATATCTGTTTCTGCTATAGCATCTTCTTCTGCTAAATCCATTCCTGGAGGTGCCATTAAAGGTTCTTCAGCAATTACTTCATCACCTTCTGCATAAGCTTTATAATCTTTTCTTCTATCATACTTTTCATCAAATGCAGCTTGTCCACCAATTGATAAAGCTAAAGGTGTTTGTTCTGCAATATCATTTTCATCCATGTAACCACCTAATGCTGCAGTTTTAATATTAGTTGATTTCATAGTTTCTAATTTTTTAATCTGATTTATAATTTCAGATTGTTGTCCTGTATCAGCTATTTCTAATTCAGCTTCTAATTTATTAATTCTTTTACTTATTAAACTATCTCTTGCAGCATTTCCACCAGCTACTTTATCTCTTGATGGAAGTAATCCTTCATCACTATGTTCTTCTAATATTGGTATATCAGAAGGATGTAATACTGGACCTCTACCTGCATAACCTAATCTTTTCATTAATCCACCTTTTGCTACTGCTATACTTTTTTCTTTTTTTGGTTTCTTTGAATCTTCTTTTTTTTCATAAAAATCTAATAAAGATTTTTTAAAAGAATCTATATCAAGAGCATCTTTCATTTTTTTAAGTTCATCTTGATTATCTACATTATCTAAATATTTTTTTACTTCTGCTTTAGTATGAAATCCACCATGTTCAAATCTTGTTCTATCTGTACCTAGTAATCTAGAAGGCATCCCTGCTCTTGTAGATTTAGGACTATCAACATCATAAGGAGATATAGCTTCATCTTTTTTATTTTCTTCTCTTGAACCGATAGGTCTATTCATTAGACCACCTGTAGCCATATTGATTGGTTTTCTCATAATTCTATTCCTTAGTCTTTATTATAACAAGTGAAGTGTTATTAGTCAACACTTTTTCTTAAATCGTTTACTTGATTAGGCAGGTTCTTCAGTCGTTCCAGAAAATTCCATCTGCCCTGGCATTGGTGGATTGTCTGAACCTCCTGGGATTTCGCCATTTCCTGTACTGTTTGGTCCTGCACCTTCTGGAGGTACTCCTGGAGGTTGACCCATTCCTCCGAGTTGACTAGGGTCAATAGCTTGTTGGCTATTTCCTTGGTTAGCATTTTGATATCCTATTATTTTAGCATGAATTTCTGCTTCATCTTTAGAGTTAATAATTTCTTCAGGGTCTAAATCTAAAGAGTATGCTAACTCTTTAATGACTTCTGAGATTCTAACAAATGGAGCAATTTGTGGATTTTGAATTGTTTGTAAGAACATTGTTAATCTTTGACTTCTAACTTCTTTTCTCATCAAAGAAGAACTACCTGTTGCTTTAACTTCAAAATCACCAATGATAGGTAACTCACCTTCATAGAATTGCATATTCCATTGGAACATAGATTCTCCTAAAGGTTTAATTAAACTATCATCAATATTTTTAATTACTGTTTTTATATTTAATGATGCAGCACCCATAAGCATTGACATACCTGATGCTGTTCTTGTCATACTCTGTACTCCAGTTTGTCCATGTGAATAAGATGGAATACCTGTTGACTCATCTGCAAGTTGTCTGAACTTATCAAACATCTGCATATTTTCTGTAGCAGTATTTGGAAATTTAATTCCATATATTGCTTGACCAGGAACTCCTGCTTGTCTTTTAAAAATCTTACCTGGAAATACTTCCATACTTTGATTATTAACTAAAGCAGATTCATCTATATCAAATACTAAGTTACCAGCTAATGCTAAATTATCAATTGCCATTCTTGCATGACCATTCATAATTTGTTGAGCATCATCCATATTTTCTGGAACACCTATTCCAAAAAATTGATATGGATTATTTTCATAAGCAAAAGCTTGATATGGAATTCTAAAAGGTTTAAATGGATTTTCTACCATTCTAATTACTTTACCTTTACAAGTCCATATATTAACTTGAACTTCTGTTAAGTCTTCTATTTCTTCAGCAACTTCTATACCATATTCTCTAGCAGTCATTGCATCTATAGTTCCCCAAAATTCTAAAACTTCAAATCTATTTTTTTCTATATCACCAAAAGAATTATTTTCTAAATCTATTTGAGTTTCCCAATTTTTTTTATCATAGGTAGGACCCATGATTAAACATTCTTCTATTTTTTCTTTACTGAAAAATGGTCTATTAATTAAATCTTTAAATTGATGTCTGTTCATTCTATGTCTTTGAATAACATATTCACATTCATCCATGTTTCTAGCATTAGGGTCTGGATAAAAATCCCATATACTACAAAATTCTATTTTAGGTACTTTAACAATGTCAGGTGCATATTGTCTTGCATTGCCATTACCTGATAAATTATATTTATGTAAAGTTTTATTATAAGTAAATGGACCTTTTATAATTCCTGTTCCTAATAAACAAGATTCAAAGATTGCACTTCTTAAAATAATATTAGCATTTGATTCATCTAGTTGGTCTTCAATTAATTTTTGTAATTGTCTTGAAGCAATCTGTGCTGGTTTTATTTGTGGAAATTCTGGAAGTTTAGCTGGACCTTCAGATAAATCTGCTTCTTCATATTTTTCTTCTAGACCACCTAACCATTTAGAACCTAATGAATTAAATGTTGCACCTGGTGCTAAATCTTTTCCATCACCAGGATATCCTAAGTCAGAAGATTCTTCTGTTATAGGTTGACCAGGTTCGTATTCTAAATTACCTTCTATTGAAGGAGTTGGTTCCATATTCTCATCACCCATTTGTTCTTTCATGGGATTCATATGAGCATATTCAGCAATACCTTCAGGTACTTTTGTTTCTTGAATAATTAATGGAAACTTTCCAGTTCCAAATAATACATCAATAATTTGTCCATAAGCTGCTAGAACTTTTGTCTTAGTTACTTTAACAAAAACTCTAGACTTCTCATGTTGAGTAAAGTGAACATTTTTATAATACTGTCCACGATAATTATGATAAGCTTGTAACCATCTGTTTTCATCATCTTGTCTTTTATTAGAACAAGCTTGAAATTTGCTTTGAATCTCAGCAACTAATGGTTCAATATTCTGTTCTTCAGTTTCTTCAACTTGAGAAACCAAATCATTTTTAATTTCCATAAATAGCTTCCTTTATACCAATATGTATAATAATACAGTTATTATCTACCCTTGTCAACAATCTTTTTAATATCAACTATAACACTATTAGGAATTATAGTTGTATTCCCTATCTCATCTATAGAACCTGTCTCTTCATTCTTTAATGAATAATCTCCAAATACTCTAGTAATACTACCCTTTTGAGATAATAAATGTCCTTTAGTTACACACACAGGTAATTTCATTTTTTTACAATTCTCTAAAGATTGCCATGAAGCATCTGAACAAATATCTAACCAGTATACAGCTACTAGAGGATATCTATCAATTTCTCTTTTAGCTCTATTATTTATTTTTATTTTTCTTTTTATCATCCTGTTTCTTATCATAATCAGTTCTGGCTTTACCATAGGTTTTAAAACCACCATTACCTTTTATTTCTTTACTCCTAGCCCAATCAGTAAATTGGTCTTTCTCTCCATTATTATCAGAGTATCTAAACATATTTAATTTAAATATCTGTTGTATATCTTCTTGTTTAACATACTCTTGAAGTTCTTCATAACTCATAACTTTATCAAATTGTTCATTAGTAGTTATTTTTTTAAAAGTATATAAAGGCATATTAATATCCAAATGTAGGGTCAGAAGGTGTCCATCTTTTAATTTGTCTCATATGTTCATAAGGAGTAGTAGTTCTTGGTCTAGACATAATTAAATATCTTAAAGCATCATAAGCATGGTCGGATGCCTTCGTATCAACATCTTCAGGTTTATTAGGGTCTATAGGTATACCTTGTATTTCTCTTATTAGGTTAGGACAAGATTTAAAGATTTGTAATTTAGGTCTACCCTTATCATTTATTTTTAATCTCTCATGTATTTGTATCTTGCCTTGAATTCTATTCTTATCAGCTCTTCTAAGTTTATGACCAGCCATAGTTAATACTTCTCCTACTGTTGGTCCAGTTGTTCCAGTCCTCGCCCAAGCTGCAGTATCTAACACTCCTCTAACAGATAGTTTATCTTCTTTCTCATATTGAAAAATTCTTTTAGATAAGTCTAGACCAGTTAAACCTTTCTGATATAGTTCTCTATAAATAATTAATGTTTCATCTTGTGGGTCTAATGCTCCCCATATCACAGCAGACTCTGCTGCATAACCATAGTCAATTCCTTTTATTCTTTCCCAAGTTTTAGGAATAGCAAAAGGAGCTATGCAATGTTTATCATATTCAAATTCTGTAAATGCAGCTCCTTCAGAAACATCCCAGTTACCTTCTAGTAATTGTTTCTTTTGTGTTGGGGGTAATGATTCCAACATCCTTTCATATTTACCATCTAAAGCTAAATAAGGATTATCATCTAATCTAGCTGGTATAAATTTTCTTGTAATCTTATCTTGTCCTGTAAAACTTTCATTAGGAGGTGCTGGGTCTAGATACCTTTTTTTAACCCAACTCCCTCCGACACCTCCAGGGTTTGCAGTACACCGAATAAAGCATTGTATATTATTATTAGTTGTTCTTAATCGTGATTGCAAATATTGGAGTGGGAATTCTGTAGGATACTGTGTTAGCTCGTCAATCCCTATCCAGGTATATGATTGACCTTGGTATCTATACACATCAGCATCTCTGTCCAGATAACCGAACTCCAATGTTGCTCCTGAAGGAAATTTCCAAATCTTTTCTACTTCTCTAAATTTGCAACCTGCAAAAGCTTTAGGATAAAGTTCTCTTGATTTGTCAATTAATTCTCTTAATTCAGGCATAGACTTTCTTAATAACAAAGCTCTATGTTCTTTAATGTGCATAAACCTTAATGGGTCAACTAGCATAGCATATGACTTACCACCACCTGCAGCTCCACCATACAAAACATCCTGCTCTGGTGCAGCTAAGAATTCTGTCTGTGGACCTGTATTAGGTTGAAATACTATTCTATCTTTTTCTTCTTCTAAAAGAGTTTTAACTTTTTGTGGTAAAGTATCATACTTATCTTCTGTCATGACAGTACCTTTAATAGATACCTTATCAGTCTCTGCTCTTTGTACTACACCTAAAGCTTCTTTCTTAGCTTTAAGTCTAGTTGTTTTATTTTCTAAGTTCTTCTTTAACTTCTTAATTTCTTTTTCTTTTTCTTTAACTGCTTTTCTTGCAGCTAGTTTAGCTTTATGTTCAAAGCTATAATTATACTGTCTTGTCATCTCTACTTAACAATCCATTTGGTTTATCAGTCAAGTCTTCTCTATCAATGATTTTCTTTAATCCCATTGCAGATAACTTACGACCTGTTTGATGTTGCAATATTTCAACACCACCTCGTAGTGAAAAAGCACCAGCTTTAACACCATCTTTAATTTCATTCAAAGCTGATATTTCTTTATCAACTTTCTCTAAAGTTTTATTATCATCTAATAACTTATAACCAAAAGGTATAGTAGAACTATTTCTTCTCTTCATCTATGACCTCTACATCTTCTGCTTCTATAATCGGTTTCTTTTCAGGTAATAAAAATATACCACTACCTGAGTTATGGGTAACATCTAACTTATCTCTCTTAGCAACACCCACTCTGTCTAACAAGGTCTGGGCTGCTTGAAGTTTAGCATTGACTTGTGGTATTGGGTCATCACTATTTAATATCTCAACTAATTTATTTGAAGCTTGTGGAGCAGACTTTGCTAGAATCTTTGTAGCGACATCTATGATTTCATCTTTCAGACTATTTATTACTGAATAAGATGCACCAGGTTTGTAACCTGCTATGTCTAAAGCTTTATTAATATCTCCCTTTGCTTCTGTACTTAATGCTGACAAGAAACTTTCCTGTTGTTCTGTCAACTTCCTTTTATTATCTAAGGAAGGTAAATAATTATTAACCATGTTATTATTATAACAAGTTTACAGCTAGTTGACAACATTTATTTTCATTTAGAGTTGACAAATGCAGGAGTGCCTGTATAATATAAGTATACCCTCCAGGGGGTGAAGCACCTATATCTATCTGGGTCAGTCCAGAAATATAGCAAGTCTCTATGCGAGTCTTTGTAGCTGGGCGAGTTCTATCTAGTTTACAAGCTAAACTCTTAATTTTGTATGAGTAGTATATAAACACCCCACATCCCCCATATGGCACATGGTATACCCTGCGAATAGTAATCATTATCAATAGAATATTCCATAATCTAAAAGAATATAAATATATATATAAAATATAACTAAAATATATTATCTAGTTTACAACTAATACAACTCAGTTAGCTTATATTAGTCAATCTAAACACACTCAATAAATCCAACAAATATCCAGCAATAACAAAGCTTTTAAATCAATTCTATTAGCTTAAAATATCCAGCAATATTCAATCTATAATCTTAAAAAAATCTCAATAATTGGGCGGTTGTC